CGCGATCGGCAAGCGCGCCGCGCCGGCGCAACCCGGCGCGGGCACCAGGCCCGGCAAGAAAGCCGCCGCCGCCGCCGCGGCGACCACTGCCGCGTCGGACACCGAATGGTCGAGCCTGATCGACGAGCAGACGCCGAACTAACAATCGCGCCGGCGCCGGCGTCATGGTCGTTCGCCTGTCCGGACTGGCAGAATCGCATCCGCGAGCGCCGCTCGCTGATGCCGGCATTGCCGCTGATCAAGGCTGAAGCGGCGCGCGCGGTCGGCATCTTCGACAAGCTCCGCCTCGACGACGTCGCAGGCTTCCCGCCGTTCGCCGAGGTCGCCGGCGACTGGCTGCGCGAGATCATCGCCGCGATTTTCGGCTCCTACGATCCGGCGCTCGGCGTCCGCTTCGTACGCGAGCTGTTTTTGCTGGTGCCGAAGAAGAACGGCAAAACCACCATTGGCGCCTGCCTGGCGCTGGTCTGGCTGTTGATGAACCGGCGCCCGCGTGCGCGCGGCGTGCTCACCGGCGCGATGCAGGCCACCGCCGACATCGCGCTTTCCCACACCATCGGCATGATCGATGCCGATGACGCCAAGCACAAGGAGATCTACGGCGACGCGGCGGAAGGCTTCCTGAAAAAGCGCTTCCAGGTCCGCGAGCACAACAAAGAGATCGTCGACCGCGTCACCAAGGCGAAGCTGCAGATCAAGACCTTCGACGCCCAGATCCTCACCGGGCCGCCGCTCGCCTTCGGCTTGGTCGACGAGCTGCACCTGCTGCGCACCGTCGCCGCCGCGAGCCGCATCATCGGCCAGATCCGCGGCAACATGATGAGCCAGAAGGAAGCCTTCCTCGGCTTCATCACCACCCAGTCCGACGACGCCCCCGCCGGCGCCTTCGACGAGGAGCTGAAAAAGGCCCGCGCCATCCGCGATGGCACGTTCGCCGGCCAGATGCTGCCGATCCTCTACGAATTACCGCCCGCCATGGTGAAGTCCGGCGCCTGGCGCGAGCCCGCCAACTGGCCGATGGTGACGCCGAATCTCGGCCGGTCGGTGTTTCTCGAGCAGATGGTCAAGGATCTCGCCGACGCCGAGTTCAAGGGCGAGAAGGAATTACGGCGCTGGGCCAGCCAGCACCTCAACATCGAGATCGGCCTGGCGCTTGCCTCAAACGACTGGGTCGGCGCTCAGTTTTGGTGAGGGCGCTGTTTGCGGGCGATGCTCAACTTGCCGATCACCGAGACTTGTGCTCTCGGAGGCTGATCGACCACAGTTGTCCCGGTAGGGTTTGCTTTGTCCCGAAGGTAGACAATTGCGCTGTGCCTGCTGCTGAAGATCGCCCTCACGATCAAGACGCCTGAGCCCGGGCCCACCTCGCACACCAATCCGGGCACGCTCATGTGCTCTTCCCTGCACCTCGTTGGTTTGGGCTCATCGATGACGAGATCAAACAGCCCTGAGACGTCGATCGCAGGTCTCAATAAAAACTCATCCTGCAACAGCACCCCGAGCTCGTTTGTGCCAGCCAATGCAAGCAGGCATGGCCGTGGCCCGCTGACATCAATCTCGCACCGAAGACCGATCAAGGGTTTGTTTTGGTATTCAACCTGCAGCAAGGCGCCGAGCCGAGCGGCATTACACGAGGCGAACAGCTTCAAGTCGTCGATTGCGATGGTTTGTAGCGTACTCACGACGTCTCCCCTTGTCTCATTTGGGCCGTCCCCACCCCCCTTTTAGCATGGCCATCGGCTCTAATGCCGACCCCGCGCTGCGCAGCCTCGCCGTGCTGCTGGCCCGCTGCGAGGTGGCCTGCGCCGGCTGCGACGGCGGCGGCCTCGACGACCTGTTCGCGCTCGCTGTCGTCGGCCGCGAGAAAAATTCTGCTGCGCCGGATCCGGCGCAACCCGCCGGTCGCGGTGATGAAGACCCGGCCGAGGGTGAAATCATTCTCCCCCGCCCGTCCGGCCGCTGGCTGCACTGGTGCCACGCCTGGGCCCACCCGATCGTGCTGGAGCGGCGGAAGGAAATCGCGCCGCGGCTGCAGGACTTCGCCGCCGACGGCGACCTCACCATCGTCGAGCGGGTCGGCGACGACGTGCTGCAGGCCGCCGACTATATCGAGCAGGTCCGCGATTCCGGCCTGTTCCCCGATAAGAACGCGATCGGCGTCGACCCCGCCGGCATCGGCGCCTTCCTCAAGGCGCTCGACGACCGCGGCTTCGACACCACGCCCGACGCCGGCTTCGTGGTCGGCATTCCCCAGGGCTGGAAACTGCAAACCGCGATCAAGACCACCGAACGCATGCTCGCCGGCGGCGACTTCATCCACGGCGGCACCCGGCTGATGAGCTGGGCGGTCGGCAACGCCAAGGTCGAGCCGCGCGGCAACGCCATCCTGATCACCAAGCAGGTATCCGGCTTCGCCAAGATCGATCCGCTGATGGCCACCCTGAACGCCAACGCGCTGATGTCGCTCAATCCGTCCGGCGTCTCGATCTACGAGGAAGAAGAGCGCGGCTTTATGGTATTGTAAATGAGCCTGTTCTCCCGCACCCGCGCCGCCGTTGCGGCCTTCACCAAAGATGCCGGCGCCGCAGCGTCGGTCGGCGCCAACCAGGGCGGCGGCGGCTTCCTGCCGACATTGGGCTCGACACCGTCCGCCACCGGGCTCCTGATCAGCCAGGGCACCGCGATGTCGGAGTCCGCGGTCTATGCCTGCGTCACCATCCGCTCGCAGGATGTGGCGCGCTGCACCCCGCGGCTGTTCCACGAGAAGAAGAGCGGCACCCGCGAGCGCGTCTTCGAGCACGACGTCGTCGAGCTGTTCAAGAAGCCGAACCGGCAGCAGACTTGGTTTGAGTTCATCGAACAGACCATGTCGGGCTATCTGTTGCGCGGCAACGGCTACGCCGCCAAAAAGGGCATCACCAAGCGCGGCCAGGTCGAGGAGCTGATCCCGGTCAATCCGGACGCCGTGCTGGTGCTGGAAAGCGGCAACGGCGAGATCTTCTACAACGTCAACCGCCTCGGGCTGTGGCAGCTCGCCATGCTCCGCGAATTCCCGCCGACCATTGCGGCGGAGGATATGTTCCACCTGCGCGGCCTGTCGTTCAACGCCCTGGTCGCGCTCTCCACCATCGGCAACGCCCGCGACTCGATCGGCGTCGCCATGGGGCTCGAGCAGCAGGCGGCGCGCTGGATGAAGAACGGCGCCCGGCCGTCGATGGTGCTGGAATCGGCGAAGCCGCTCTCCAAGCCCACCGCCGCCAGGCTCAAGCAGCAGTTCGACGACACGAAGTCCGGCCTCGCCAATACCGGCGAGACCGTGGTGCTGGAGGACGGCATCACCGCCAAGCCGCTGCAGCTCACCTCGGTGGACGTCGAATTCATCCAGCAGCGCCAGTTCTCGGTGGTCGACATCTGCCGGTTCTATCGCATGCCGCCGTTCAAGCTCGGCGTCACCGAGCTGCGCGGCGTCGATCTCGAAGCGGTCAACAACGAATACGTCTCCGGCGCCATCATGCCGGACCTGCACCGCCTCGAGGAGCGCATCCAGTTCTCGTTTGATTTGCGCGCCCAGGACATTTCGGTGAGCTTCGACGAGCGCGTGCTGCTGCGCTCGGACACCAAGACCCGCTTCGCCAATGCCCGCCTCGGGCTGGGCGGCGCCGCCTTCCTGAAAGTCAACGAGGTGCGCGCCGGCGAGCAGCTGTCGCCGGTCGCCGACGGCGACATCATCTATCAGCCGGCCAATCTCGCCGGCATCGGCTCCGATCATACCGGCTCCGCCGCCGACGGCGCCGGCCGCCCGGAATCGGGCCGCCTGCCGGATCCCGGCGTCGCGCCGCCGAAGCCGCCGCCGGCCGACGATGACGACGCCAAGGCGGTGCGCGATATCACCTTCCAGGATGCTTCCGGCCAATCGGTCACCGTCAAACTGGATCGGCTCGGCGAGGCGCAACTAAAGAATGCGCTGGCCCGCCCGGAGATGAAATTCACCCTGCCGCCGGCGCGCGAATGGCTCAATGACGGTCACCCCGTCAATGGCCACGCTACGGACTGAGACCCGCGCGTGAGTGCCGGCCATCACGCCCACCGCGACGACGTCCCGGCGGTCGACGACGCGTTCTACCGCCGCGTCACCGACCTGGTGAACGCCGCCCGGCGCGATCGCGACCATACCATTCCGTGGCTTGCCAACCGCTCGATCGACGGCCGCGTCGTCTACATCGACGTGACGGTGCCCAAGATACTGCCGGGGACCGGCATCGATACCGGCGAGACCTTGCCGTACCACGAGCTCGGCGAGTGGCTCGGCATGAACGAGGGCCTCGATTACGACGACGCCCACGCCACCCGCGGCAACCCTTGCGAAAAGCGCCGGGTCGAGGCGCTCGGCGGCGACTGGGCCGCCTATCAGGCCGAGATTGCGCCCTACATCCGCGCCGTCGCCGACGAGGCGATGACCAGCGTGCCGCCCGACATCGACAAGCGCGTCTTTGTCGACGACGACGATCAGGCCGCGCTCGCCGCCATCATCGCGGATAACAGTTCCACCGCGCGCTTTTGCCGGCATCAGCGCGTCCACGCGCGTTACAGCGCGACTGCAACCCAAAAGCGCGCGGGCGAAGAGGAAACACCGATGCAGCTGCAGCGCAAATTCGTCGCCGGCGCGGTTATTGCCGACCCGTCGCTCGGCGAGCGGCAGATCCGCGTGGTCGCATCCGATCCGACGATCGACCGGGTCAAGGACATCATGGTGCCGAAGGGCTGCGTGCTCGACGGCTACGTCAAGAACAACATTTTCCTCGCCGATCACGACCCGACCAAGCCGATCGGCAATGCCGCGGTCACCGTGACCGCCGACCGCGTCGAGGCGCTGATCACGTTTGCGCCAAAGGACATTTCGCCGCTCGCCGACGAGCGCTGCGCACTCTACAAGGCCGGCGTGCTCACCGCGGTCTCGATCGGCTTCGAGCCGCTCGAATGGGAGCCGATCAAGGCCGGCGGCGTCCGCTACACCAAATGGGCGCTGCTCGAGCTCTCCAGCGTCGCGGTGCCGGCGAACCCCAACGCCGTCACGATTGAGCGAAGCATCGCCGCCGCGTCCGCGACCAAACAATCCTGGAAGGTCGGCGCCTCGCGCAACCTGCCGCTCGACGAGGGCTCGCCCTGGGACTCGGCGGCGGCCGAGAACAGCATCTTCGACTATTGCGGTTTCGACGGCGACAAGCCGAACACCGCGTTCGCCCGCAAGGCCTTCCTGCACTACGACGCCGCCGCACCAGACAAACGCAGCTCCTACCAGCTGCCGTTCGCGAAGATGAGCGGCGGCCGCCTGGTCGCGGTCGCTGCCGGCATCCGTGCCGCGGCAGCACGCCTGGCGCCGGCCGAAATTTCCGACGAGGTGCGCAAGACCGCGCGCGCGGTCATCGATCATTACGAGGGCAAGATGAAGCACAAAGCCGCCGGCTCGCCCGCCACCAAAGAGATCAGGCGCGGCAAGGCCGGCAAGATCCTCCCCAAGGGCCTGTACGAGTGCGCCGAGCTGGCGCAGGTGCTCTCGCACCTCGGCTATATCCACAACAATGCGGTGTGGGAGGCCGAAGTCGAGCAGGACGCATCCAAGCTGCCCGGCATGCTCGCCGCCATTCTCACCGAGCTCGCGGCCGCGCTGGTCGCGATGACGCAGGAAGAGACCGACGAACTGCTCGCCGGCCACGGCATCGAGGTGCTGCCGATCGACGAGGATTACATCGCCGCGGCGCCGACGCCGGCCACCAAGGCGCTGCGCTCCGCCTTCCGCAAGGCCGGCCGCGTGCTCAGCCAGGCCAACCTCGATCATCTTGCCGCGATCGGCAAATGCCTCAAGGGCATCACCGACTGCCATCAGAAAGCGGCGCAACTCCACGACGATCTGCATGACACGATGGTCGACATGATGGATCACGGCACCTCCGCCGGCGACCATCTCAAGGCGATGCAGGACGCCGCCGGCGCCGGTGATGATGACGACAACAACAATGGCGATGGTATCCCCGATCCGAGCAATTCCGATCAGGAACTCGCCGGCGAAGTCGCGGTGCGCAAGCGCCAGTACGAGCTGATGGAACGCGCGGTCCCGCGCACCTGATTTTCTAAAGCCCTCGTTTTTCGTTTTCCCGACCGTGCCCGGCGCCATGCCGGGCGCGCTGTTCCCCACGCGCCGAGCCGCGTCGCATCGCGACACGCCCGACCTGCAGGCGCAATCCCAACCTGCAAGGACCCAACGCAATGGACAAGATCGCCAAATTGCGCGCTGCCAAAGCGGCCGCGCTCGATGTGCTTTACGGCACGCGCAAGACCGCGATGGCGGCCTGGAAGGCGCTCGCCGACAAGCCGGCCAAGGACTTCAAGCCCGAGGATCAGACCGAGATCGACCGCCTCAACAAGGAGGTCGGGCAGATCGACGTCAAGCTCCAGGCCACCGCGGCCGAATACGACACCGAGATCAAGCGCGCCGTCGACTTCCAGGATGCCGAGCGCGTCACCTCGCTGCCGATTCCCGGCCAGGAATCGCATCAGCGCTCGCTCCCGGCCGAGCCCAACAATGATCCGTACACCAGCAAAGCCGCCGCCAAGGCGCAGGGCCTCACCACCAACAAGGGCCTGATCGCGGTCGGCATGGCGAAGGCGATGTATATGGGCGGCTACGTGCCGCAAAACGGCATCGCCATGGCCAAGTCGACCTACGGCGAAGGCCATCCGGTGACCGAGGCGCTGGGCCGCGGCTTCGAAACCGGCCAGCGCAAGGCTCTTGCCGCCGGCATCGGCCCCTCCGGCGGCTTCATCGTGCCGCCCGACTACGTCAACGAGATCATCGAGCTGCTCCGCCCGCGCGCCGTGGTGCGCGCCGCCAACCCCCGCTCGATGCCGATGCCGCGCGGCACCATGACGCTGCCGTCGCAGACCGCGGCGGCCAGCGCCAACTACGGCTCCGAAACCGGAAAGATCGCCGCGTCGCAGCAGCAGCTCGGCGACATCGTCGCGTCCTACAAGAAGCTCACCGCGCTGGTGCCGGTCACCAACGATCTGATGCGCTACGCCTCGCCGGCGGCCGACGCCTTCGTCCGCGACGATCTCACCAAGGTGATCGCGTTGCGCGAGGACCTCGCGTTCCTCACCGGCGACGGCACCGCCGACTCGCCGAAGGGCTTCCTCGGCTTCGCCAACAACTATGTGGCCAACGGCGGTGGCACGGTCGGCAAGTGGCTCGCAACCGGCAACTCGACCTATGCCTCGGGCGGCAACTTCATTACCTCGAACGAGAGCTACTCGCTGACCACCGTGGCGAACGAGCTCGGCGGCCTGGTCAACAAGCTCGATGCCGCCAACGTGCCGGACATCAAGCGCCGCTGGTTCTTCAACCCGCGCATCTTCAACTATCTCAACAACCTGCTCAACTCGCTCGGCGTCTACGTGTACCGGGACGAGTTGGGCCGCGGCACGCTGCTCGGCTATCCATTCTCGAAGACCACGCAGATCCCGGTCAACCTCTACGACACCACCGGCGCCCAGACCACCGGCACCTTCATCTTCCTGGTGGAGATGGACGATGCGATCCTGCTGGACTCCATGTCGCTCGAGCTCGCGGTGTCGCGCGAGGGCACCTACTACGACACCACCGGCACCTTGCAGTCGGCGTTCCAGAAGGATCAGACCCTGATCCGGGCCATCGCCGAGCACGATTTCCAGATGCGCCACCTGCCGTCGATCGCGGTCGACCAGGGCGTGATCTGGGCCCCGGCGCTGTCGTAACCACCGCAAAAACCCTCTCCCGCGCGCGGGAGAGGG